TCGATCCACCGTCCATGCTGCCGCTGTGGATGCTCGACGCGACTGCCGCAGCAGCCGTGGTCGCGATGTAGCGACGCACCTCGTACGGCGACGGCAACTTGATAGAGCCGAGGTTGAACTGGCCCTGTGCCGCGTTCTGAGCATCCTTGAGCAGGCCGTCGATCTGGTTGAGTTCGTCCTGCTGCTGACGGGTTCGATGAGCGATGGCCCCGAGCCGCTTGTGCTCGTTCTCCAGGTACTGGATGTATGCGGCGTGACTGGTGCGACCGAGGCGCTCGGCGGTCTGCGCGTCGGACAGGCGTTGGTTGAACGCGGCGGACTCGGCGTCGACCTGGGCGGACCGCACGTCCAGTCGGTCCTGGGCGATCACGTCCTTGTCCTTCTTCGCCCGCGTGTCAGCCAGCAACTTCGCCTTGGCTTCCTTCAACTTCTCGTTCGCCACGGCCACCGGGTCGGTCTGGTCGATCTTGAGCAGCGCCTGGTTGTTCTGGTACGCGACCAGGGCGTCCTTGAGTCCCTGCTGGGCCTGGAAGAAGTTGCCGAGCGCCTGGTAGTAGGCGACGGTGTTCTTCTTCGCCACGGCCAGGTCGGCAGCGGCGACGTTGACCTGCGCGGTCGCGGCGGCGATGCCGCCACCGGAGCGGATGGCAAGCGCGGCCTGACTGGCTGCGGCGATCTGCGCAGCCGTGTCCTTGGCTGCCGCGCTCCCCTTCCCACCTGCCAGTGGGTTGCCGGAGTCGGCGCCCGTGAATATGTCGCCGCCCTTCGCGGGCGCGGTGCTCCTCTTCGCGGCCGCGATGGCGGCATCCACGGCCTTCGATGCCGCGTCGTACGCCTTCTGCTGCGCTGCCGCCGCCGACTCGCCAGCAGTGACGCCGTTGGCGCGACGGTCGCGAGCGTCCTCGCTTGCACTGCCCACTGCGGCGCTCTCGATGGCTGCGAGGCGGGCGAGCCGCCGGGCGTCCGCGAGCGCCTTGGCCTTCAAGCGTTGCGCCGCCTGGAGGTCCGCGATGAACGCCTTGATGGCGCCCACGTTGGCCCTGTCCATCAGGTCGATGAGACCGGTCACGTCACCGGACGCGGCGAGGACCTTGCCTTCCTTCGTGAAATACTCCTGCCCGATGGCGGCGATCTGCTTCTTGCTCTTGGCCCTCGCCTGCCGAGACTTGCGGATGCTCTCCATCTCGCTGACGGCGTTCTCAGCGGCCTTGATCTCCTGCTCCTGGATGAACTGGATGACGGCGGTGACCGTGCCCGTGCTCGTGTCGGTGTTCGCCAGCAGACCCCTGGCCGTCGTGAGCAACCTCTCGAACGCTGGTGCGATGAGTCGCGGGTCGTTGAGGGACGAGAGTTCCGCTATCGTCGCCTCGAACTGGGGCTTCACGGCGTTGATGACCTGGTCGTACAACTCCGTGGCGCTCAACTTCTGCCCGGTCGGGATGCTGCTCACGTTCCGGCCGGTCAGGTACTTGCGGACCCCGTCCTCGATCTCCTTGCGCGCACCGTCGATGCTGGTCACATCCACGCCGAGGGATTCCCCGACCGACTTGGCGACCGCGTCCACCTCCTCCGGACTGAGGATGCCGCCCTTCGCGGTCTTCGGCAGGGACTTCTGGACCGCCGCGAGGATGTTCTCCTGCTGACTCGCGAGCAGGGCAGCGCGAGCATCGGATCGGACGGTGGTGGGAGCCTTGGCGGCGTTGGGGTCGAAGGGGTTCCCACCGGGGATGGGGGCGAACTGCCCACCACCCTTGCCGGGGGTGCCACCGGGGTACAGGAGGTTCGGCACCTGCTGGAAGTCGAAGTTCTGCTTCCCGATGTACTCGGCCAGTTGCGTCGACACCGTCGCGCTCGGCACGTCGAGTTGCTTGTTGGCGCGAACCTGTTGGGGCGTGATCGCCTGGTACAGCAGGTCCAGCCGCTCCTTCGCCGACGCACCACTGGATGTGAGCGCCGCAAGGGCCTGGGTGATGTTCTCGATGGTTCGGGTGGCCGGGTCGCCGAAGATGGTCACGTTCCGCAGGGCTGCGGCCTGTGCCTCCTGGGTTGCCAGCGCCTTGCCAGCGGCGGTCGCGTAGGCGGCCTGCCCGTAGAGCAACTTCTCCAGCGGGGAGAGGTTGGTCTGCGCCGCCCTGGCCGCATCCTCCTGCTTCTTCTTCGCCACGCTAGGGAACTCGTTGGTGAACTGTCCGGCGAAGAAGCCGTCGATCCCGCTGCGGCCCTCGGACACAGCCTTGGCGGACGCTCCGATGGCGTTGGCGGCGTTCTTGTAGTCCTCGGACGTCTTGGCGGTCTTGAGGGTGTCGAGCGCGGGAGCGGCGTCGGCAACGGCTTGACCCAGTTCGTCCATCTTGCCCTTGATGGCACCGATGGCGACGAGCCCGGCGATGGCGACGGTGACCGGGTTGACCAGGGTCGCCATCAACTCCGCGCCCGTGGCGGCGGCCGCGAGGCCGAACGCACCGAAGCGCGCACCCTTGCCAACCAACGCCTCGCTCGCGCCGAGGGTCTGCGGCTCCACGATGCGGCTGGTGTTGATGACCGATGTGGGGTAGGCCTTGACGCCCCCGTTCCTCATCTGCTCGTCCACGCTGGGACGACGGTAGGTCTGGAGCGGGTCCTCGCTGAGGTTCTTGTAGACCGTCTTGCCGGTCTGCGGGTCGACGGCGTACACCTTGCCGCGAACGACCGGTAGCGTCTCCTTGCCGCTGCGGACGAACCCACCGGTCTCGTACCCGGCCTTCTGGACCGACTGTTCGGTGGGAATGAACTGGAGTTCGCGGCTGAACCGGTTCTGGGCGACTGCGTAGCCACCGTTGGCGGCGTTCTCGATCAGTTTGGTCGGCCCGGAGGTAGCGATGCGGGCGAGCACCGCGTTGTACCCACCGAAGGACTTCGCCGCGATCTGCATCGCGATGAGCGCCAGGGTGACATAACGGATCGGGTCCGGCAGTGAGTTGAACGCCTGGAGCAGCGGGTCGAGGGCGTTGAGCAGGTGCCCGAAGGACACGGCGAGCAGGCCGAAGCCCTCGATGACGCCGGAGGACAGGAAGTCCTTGCCGAACTCAGCGATGGCACCCTGCAACTGCTGGAGTTGTCCGGCCGTGTTGCCCAAGCGAGTCGCGGCCTGCTTCGCCGCCGCGCCCTGCGCGTTCTGGTCGGCGTCGTTCGCGGCCTTGATGATGCGATCGTAGTCGTCGATGAGGGCGCGGAAAGCGTTGCCCGCCTTGCCCTTGGAGACCTTGTCCGCGATGGCGTTCAACTGGTCGTCGGAGACCTTGCCCTCGGCACGCAGCCGGGTCAGTTCACCCAGTTGGGTCTTGAGGTCCTTGTTCGGGGACACCCCGACCGTCTGCAACTGGGCCTGGAGCGCGGAGTCGGAGCCCTTGCCGTAGATCTGGGACAGGAAGCCCGCGATGGCGGCGGGGGACTGGCCGGTGCGCGCCTGGAGTGCGGCGGCGATGGCGGTCTGGTCGGCGAGGGAGAAGCCCTGGGCGCTGGCGAGCGTTCCCACCTGGGCGGTGGTCTCCAGGGAGTTGCCGACCGTGACACCGAAGCGGCGGGTGATGTAGGCGTCGAGGTCCGCGATGCGGGACTGGCCCTGGTAGCCGGTGTTGTACGCCTGGGCGATGGCTCCGATGTCGGCCTGGATCTGGTCGAAGGAGCGACCGGACCCGAGGTTGATCTGAGCGGCCGTTGTCGTCGCGGCACGGGCGGCAGCGGCCTGCGTCGCGGAGTCGCTGGTGGTGAGGCCGAACAGTCCGATGGCGCGTGCACCCGCAGCGACACCTTCACTGGGCGAGGCCCCGGTGCGGGCGGCGATCTGCCCGAGGGAGTCAGCGAGGGCCAGGTTCTCGGTGGTGTTCTTCCCGGTGACGATGTTCAGTTCGTTGAGCGCGTCCTGGAACTTGATGGCCTCCTGCGCGGCGTTGGTGAACGCCTGCGACAACTGGAACAGGATCGCGTAGGCGCCACCGTAGAAGGTGGCGAACTTGAACGTCTGGCCCAACTGCTCCGCGTAGGGGCGGTCGCGCAGGCCACGGAAGCCGCGCTGGAAGTCCCCTGCGGTGCCCTGGATGCGGTTGTACGCGCCGCCGCCGTACGGGTCCTCGGAGCCGGTCCCACCGAAGTAGTAGCCGCCGCCGCCGCCGCGTCCACCGCCGTACCCGCCGTAGACACTGGACGGGTTGTAGGCCACCTTCTCGCCGTTGGCGAGTTCAGTGATCTGTGGCGCGTACCGCGAACCACCGGAGTTCTGCTGCCCAGCGTTGCTCATCGTGCCGTAGCGGACAACTGCACCTTCCTTGAGCAGCCGGACGTAGCGCTCCTCGGAGGCGAGGATCTCACGGGTGACACTGAGGTTCTGGAGTTGGAGGGCAAGGTTGGACCGGAGCGACGCCTGGGCTGCGGCCTGGGCCTGGGCCTCGCGCTGCAACGCCGCTTCCCGCTCGGTACGTCCCGCCCCGTAGGACTTGCTGCCAGAGGCGAGGCCGATCTTCTCCAGGGCGACAGCAGTGCGGTCCAGCCCGGTAGCCTCCTTGGAGATACCGGTCAGGCGGCTCTGGAGGGTGGCAAGCGCCTGCTCCTGCTGGCGGATCCCTTGGGCCGACATCCCCTCGATGGGCTTGCCCAGACTCCGCTGCGCCGCCGCTACCCGCTCCGAGGCGACGGCGAGGCGGTCCAGACCCTGGGACTGAGCGCTGAGCAGGCCGAGCGCCTTCGCCATCTGCTCGATGCTCTGGCCCTGGACGCGGGCGGCCTTCGCTGAGAGCGCAGCGAACGAGTCGAGGGCGTCGGCGGCCTGCTTGACCGCTCCGAGCCCCTCGACGCTAAGGCTGACTACGCCGCGTACGACCTCGTCTGCCACGCCCTCACCTACTTCCGCTTGTTCCTGCCGAGCGCTTCGTCCACCAACTCGTTCCGGGCCATGTCCCGGTCCTCTGGCTCGTCAATCGCTTCCTCGCCAGCCTTCATGTTCTGCTTGCGCTCCAGGGCTTCCAGCCACTCCATCAACTTCTCGCTGTGGCCCCAGATCTGCTTCGGTGGTACATCGTCCTTCGGCAACTTCTGGAGGCTGATCACCGTCATCGCGGTGCTGATCGCGGTGATCAGGTCGGTGCTGGCCTCCAAGATGGTGCCGTGTGGGTAGAGAGTGGCTAGACCTCCTGCGCGCTCGGCTGCTCCGACGACCCGGAGGAAGTCTTCGGAGCGTCCGAGTTTCCCGCTTCCCTCTCCGTGAGGGTGATGGTGCGGATCTTGTTCACGACCGCCTCCAGCATCTGCTGGGGGAGTTCGCGGACCTGGGCGCGGGACTCCAGGAGCCGACGCCCGTGGTTGCACGTGCGGTGGTCCCAGTGGCCGTCTTCGGCCTTCGTCGCCTGACAGTCCCGCAGCGCGTAGAAGACCTCGGTGACCTGCTTGGCTTCGATCCAGTCGTCGGAGGACTGGCGCTCCAGCCACAACTCCATGAACTTGTCCACCAGGTCTTCGCGCGGGATCTTCTCCGTCTCCTCCTGGCGGGCCTCCTGGCGGGCGTGGAGCGCCTTGTTCACGGCCTCCAGGTACTGACCGTTCTTGTCGCCCAGTTCCATCCAGCGTGGGTCGTCCTCGGGTACGTCACCCTCGATGAGGATGGAGTTCATCCGGCGCAGCGAGTCGAGTTCATCGTGCCACTCCTCGTCGGCCTCCACGTCGTCCACGGCCTTGAGGTAGTCCTCCTCGTAGCCGGACTCCGCGACCTGGCCGCGCAGCCACTCGATGGGCTGGCGGTCGATCTGGTCGAGCACGTTCACCCGGTCGGGGCAGTCCTCGGCCTTGAGGGCGAGGATGCGCGCGGCGCGAGCGGCCATGCCGTCCTTGCGGGCCTCGGCGTCCTCGAAGGCATTCAACTTCTTGATCCAGACGACAACGGGCGTTCCCGTGTCGTCGTCGCCGAGCACGAGTTCAGCGCCCTCGACGAACAGGTCGGTCACTCGGGTGAGCCGCCCGAATGCACTGGTGGTCATGGTGTCTCCTCTAGTCCGGTGTCAGTTCCAGCCACAAGGTGTGGCAAGTGACCGACCCCCTTCCGAGGGCCGGTCACTTCCAGTTCCAGTCGTGCGGTGGTGCGTCAGGCGTTGAACGTGTTCAGCACACCCGAGTCGGAGTCGAACGTGATCGTCTGGGTCAACTTCTGCTGGACCTGGCCGTTGAAGCCGGGGATCACGAAGCGCGCGTCCGGGATGTAGAAGCGCTTGAGGGTGCGCCCGCCGTTCGCCGAGTCCTTGAGGACGATGTTGAGCGAGAGCGGGGTGGAAGCCTGCGCGCCGATGACCTCGGTGGAGGTGGCGACGCCACCTGTGGCCTTCAACTTTGCGAGCAGGTCTGCTGGGTTGCGGACCTTGAGGTCGATGGACCCGGACACGGTGGGGATGTCGAAGTCCTGGTTCACGGCGTAGTAGTTGCCGAGTTCCTGGTCCTTGTCCAGGGTGACCTTCCAGTCCAGGTTCACGGCCTGCACCGAGGTCCACTTGAACGCGGACGACGCGGCGATGTTGTTCGGATCGAAGGTGGCACCCACGTACACGTCGATGTCGCGGCCACGGAGGGCGGCGGGCTTGGTGGTGGGGTGGACCGCCTGGAGGTACTGCCTCGTGGTCGGCGAGGAGTACATGATGCGGATGGTCTGGGTGGTCGGCACGGCGCCGTACGCGGTGGTGAGGGTCACCGTGGTGATGCCCGCACCGTTGGTGATGGCGCCGTAGGACTCGGTGTAGTCCACGCCGTAGGTGAGGCGGACGTTGTTCACCGTGACCGACAGGGCGCGGCGGGGGGTGCCGTCACCGTTGTAGATATACGCCGGGTTGACAGTGGGGACGGCCTGGTTGACGGCGTTGGTGCCCACCGTGGTCTCCACGTACGTCGCACCGGGGTTGTAGAAGATCGAGTCTCCACGCAACTGCGCGGTGATGCTCGCATTCTGCGAGTACCCGAACTTGTAGGCGATGCTGTCCGCGTAGAGGAACGGCAGCGCGACCGAGTAGGCCACGTCGTAGGGCAGGGTCGCCGTCTGGCCGTTCTTGAACTCGGAGGCGATGTCCACCGGGACGCAGTTCGCCAACTGGTAGCCGTTGGTGGCGATCTGGATGGTCTTGCTGGTACCACCCGCAGTGGCTCCCGTGGCGGCGCTGAGAACGATCGTTGTCGCGTTGGTGACGGTGGCGATGGTGCCCACGTAGTCCAACTGCGGCGACGTGCCGATGCCGAGGATGCGAATCTGGCGACCCACGTCGGCGGAGGTGAACGCGGCCGTGGCGCTGGTGAGCGCGGTGGATGCGTTCGTGGTGACGGCGTCGGAGACCGTGCGGCCCGCGTAGCCGTTGGTGAGCAGGATCTCGGACTCGTTGCTCACGTCGAAGGACTCGTACGAGAACGTGAGGTCCGGGGTGTCGCGGATCTGACCCACGGACTGGTAGTCGCCCAGTTCGTAGATCTTCTCCACGGGGACGTTGACCTGACCCGGCCCGGCCGACTGGATGCGGTCGATGAGCACCGTGTCGTTGCCGACGTGGATGATCGACCCGCCCTTGATTGCCATGAAGTACACCTCCTGTGCGGGGAGGCCGGGGGCCGCCCTGTTGTTGAGAGCATCGGCCCAGGCGGGCCAGATTCGGAGTTACCGACCCTTGCGAGGACCCCTCGCCCCGCCGTTCGGCGTGTTGAGGAGCAGTTCCTTCTTGTTGGGCAGTCCGCGACCGAAGGTGGCCTGCCACGCCTGCTCCCAGCCCTTGAACACGTCCTTCTCGACGGTGCGCCACGCCTTGAGGTAGGCGTCCATCGGGGCGATCTCGTGGGTGATCTGGAGCCCGCGCACGTAATCGTGGGATTCGCCCGTCTTCCAGGGGTAGGTCCGGTTCCCGCTCTTGTTCTCCATGTACCAGGGCCGGAACTTGCCACCGGCCCCCTTCCCTGGGGCGCTGTACGGGCCGGTGGCAAGCGCCCCGGAGCCACCGCGGGTCGCTCCCGCGCCGAACCAGCCCCACAGGGGGTCGCCACCCTTGGTGCGCAGTCCCTCTATGCCGGTGACGAACGGATGGCTCCAGACGGCTGCGGAGCCCTCCTCGATGGTGCGCCAGTATTTGGCGACGGACACGTCGAGGAACTTGGTGTTCCCGACGCCCCAGCCGTACGTCGCGCCCTGACCACCGGACAGGACGCCCTTGAGCAGGCGGTTGCGGGGGTCGGCGGTGACCTCGGCGAGGCGACCGGTGCTCGCCCCCTTGCGCTTGATGCTGCGCTTGATGTTCGCGACGACGAGGTCTTGGAACTGGGTCTGCTGCTGGAGGTGGACCTGGATCATCTCGTGCTGGAACGAGTTGTAGAGACTCTTGAAGTTTCCGGGGTTGGCGTCAACCTGCCACGACCCGTACGCGAAGGAGTATTTGTTGCCGAGCCTCTCGGCACCCTTGTCTCCGATGTAGCCGGAGCGGAAGCCAGCCATCAGGGCTTCCGCACGGCGGCGTGGATCTGGGCGATCATCCGCAGCGCGTCCTCGTTCACCATGAAGCCGTCGTCCACCGAGGACTTGAGGATGTCGAGCACGGTGTCGTGGTACTGGCTGATGCTGGACAGCACCTTGTCGCGGAACTCGTTGCGCTCCTTGACCGACAGCCGCTCGTAGAAGGTCTGCTCGGCGTGGGTCATGATCGCCCCGGTGAGGCGCTTGCGCTGCTCCCCGAGCAGGTTGCGGACGAACTCGTTGGACTGCGCCATCACGACCACGACGCTGACGGGTAGCCGGTGGCGGTGTGGTCCACGTCGGGCTCGGTGTAGTACAGGGTCGCGGTGGCCTTGGTGATCTGCCAGTTCTTGAACCCATCCGCCTTGGCGCGGACGAAGTCGCCCATCTCGATCTGCCAACCGGAGACGGCAACGGGCGTTGACGCGGTGAAGTCGTAGACCTTGAGGAACCGACTGGTGTTCGTGACCCGCCCGCTGACGATGTCGAAGATGTCGTCAGCGAGGGCGGTGGCCTGGGAGTCGTTCTCCATGAAGCAGTCGAAGAAGAACGGGTACTCGATGGACCACAGCCCACCGGAGTCCGCGCCCATCTCCTCCTCCTTGGGGTCCGCGACGGGGCCGAGGGTGATGCCAAGGCGGCCGGGGAGCAACTTCTTGATCTCCTCGTACTCCTCGGGCATGGTGCCCTGCACGTCCACGGCGGGTGCGGAGAACGGCGTGGTGGTGTCGCTGAGCCAGCCGAGGACACCGATGTGGTGCTCGACGTGCTTGTAGACCGTCTGGTGGACGTGTCGGCGGGCGTGGCGCAGGTACGTCATCCCTGGTCCTCGGCTTCGCAGTGAAGGGTCCAGATCGGGATGCTGCCCAGGCCGACCGGGTTCTCGGTGCTGCGGTAGAAGTACCGCTGCCCGCCGATCACGACGAAGTCG